ACAGCGTGCGGCAGGTTGCCGAAGTGATCGGCGAGGCCGCCGCGCTGGAACTGGTAAAGCGGTGGCCGCGCCAAGCGGTGAAAGGTGACACGCCGTTTCGACCCGTGATCTACGTCCCCGCGAAGCTGACGCCCGATCATCGACTGGTTTCGATCATCGGCTGGCACCTGGCCGTGAAACTGGTCAAGGCATGCGGCGGTGACATCATCTTCCTGGCAACGTGCGCAAACATCGTGCGCGACGACAGGAACCAGGCCATCGCGGACGCACTGGACCGCAACGCATCGCCGGCAGCAATTGCCGCGCGGTTCAACATGTCGGAAAGACAGGTCCGCAGAGTCATCGCGAAGATGCGATCGGACAGCCTTGCAATGGGAACGGTGGGCATGCGCGGACAACATCGCGCGCACCATCCGCAACCCATTGCAGCATGAACGATACCGATTTGCTCGCCAACGCTCCGGCGTGGCTGAAGTACCTGGGAACCGCTGTCGGCAGCGCCGGCATTGCTGGTTTGACCCTGCGTCAGTGGCTTTCGAAAGCGAGCGTTGAACGTGCGTCGGATGATGCCGAAATCAACGTCATCAAGACCCTTCAGGCCGAGCGCGACGCAGCCCTGAAGCGTGCCGACGAAGCGCAGGCGCAATTGCTCGCAGCAGTCCAGGAAATGGGCAGTCTGCGCGCCGAAATCGCTGGCTTGCGTATGCAGGTCGAAAGCCTGACGGAACAGGTTCACAACCTGAAGACTGCCGGGGGTTCGAAGTGACCCCGCGCAGTGTCCGCAACAACAATCCCGGCAACATCGATCGCGTCAAAACCATTTGGAACGGTGAAGACCGCAGCCCCGCAGCGCTCGCAAAGGAATCGCGGTTTTGCGTGTTCACGTCGCCGGTGTTCGGCTTCCGTGCAATCGCGATCACGCTTCAGACCTACGCGACGAAGTACAGCCTGCACAACATCGCCGGGATCATCACCCGCTGGGCACCCGACAACGAGAACGACACGGCCGCCTACATCGCAGCCGTGTCGAAGGCTGTCGGCGTGAAGGCTGACCAGTCCATCGACGTGATGCGCCTGGTTCATGCCTTCCCGATCGTGAAGGCGATTGCGCGTCATGAGTCGGGCGGCGACTACTGGCCCGACGCCGTGATCCTGGAAGGTCTGAAGGCAGCGGGGGTGCGCGCATGAAGTCCGCACTGATCGCTGTCGTGATCGCCGTCCTTTGGTTCGGCGCGGGGTTTGCCGCCGGCTGGAAGTGGAACGGCGACAGGGCGAAGACGGAAGCCGCAACGGCAGCCAGCGCGCAGCAGGAACAGCGCGCAGATCACGCCGAACAGGCACGCGCTACCGATGCCGGCAACACGCAAGCCGGCGCACAAGCACAACAGCAGCGGGCCGACAGCAAGGCCCGCACCGAATCCACGTTCCAGCCAATCGAACACAAGGCTTCCGAGTATGCGAAAGCGACTTCACTTCCTGACTCTTGCGGCCTTGATGGCGACGGGTTGCGCGCATGGCGTGAAGCCAACGCCGGCACCTTCGGACAGCAAGCCGAACCTGTCCATATCGGCGGACCTGCTGACGGGCAAGACCAACGACCTACCGCAGCCAGTGAGCGGAGCGTGGTCGGACCTGCTGATGAATCACGTCGCAGTGGCGAAGCAGTACGACCTATTGCGCGGTGACTTCCTGGGCCTGGTCTGCGCCATCACGGGGCAGCAGGGCGTGACCATCAACGGCCTGCCACCTGTCCAGCCCGAGCAGTGCGCACGATACCCGCCGCGGCCTGCTAAGTAATTGATTCGAAAGGGTGATCGAGCGACCGCCCTTCGACCTGGTCGCCGAATGTTAACGAAGTGTTAATTTTTTGGGTCCTCCTTGAAGGGGTATGCACTGCGGGGTCGCAGACACCGCGAGATTTGCAGTGTGAGTGCCTTCAAAAAATGACTTTGTTGTTCACCTGGTAGCACGGAAAACCGCTTAAAAACATGGCAAAGGGCAAGGGTCAGAAGGTAAACCGGAAGCAACTTGCGGACGTGTTCGGCATTTCGCTGCCCACGGTCGACGCCTGGGTTCGTGGCGGTTGCCCCTTCGACCAGCGCGGCGGCACTGGCAAGGAATGGATTTTCGACACCGCCGACGTCGCGCGGTGGCGTGAACAGCGTGCGGCCGACGAAGCCGGCGGCGAGGAAGTACAGGACGAGGCGGCCTTGCGTCGCCGAAAGCTGCGCGCCGACACCCTGTCCGCCGAACTGGCGTTGCTCAAAGAGCGGCAGCTTGTGGCGCCGCTTGACCAGGTCGAACGCACGCTGTCCCGCGTCTTCGCGGAGATTCAAAGCAACTTGCGCGGGTCGCTGATTACTCGACTGGCAACGCAGCTTATCGGCGAGACGGACGAGAGGGCGTTTAAACGCGTCGCGCTCGCCGAAGTCGACGTGATCCTGGAAAGCCTCGCGAACATGGACGTCCTTGTCGACGCTGATTCCGACGAAGACGTCGAGGACGCCGCCGACGATGTTTGACCTGGCGGAATTTGCCAACCCGACCGGCGTCGCGCGGTCGGTTCGCGCCGGCCTGTCCATGCTGATGCCGCCGCCGGACCTGGCGCCGTCGGAATGGGCGGAAAAGAACGTCCGAATCCCGACGGGCAACGCGATCCCCGGCCCGTACCGCATCGCAAACGCGCCGTATCAGCGCGAACCGATGGACATCGGCTTCACGAACCCCGAGTGCTACCGCGTCACGATGATGTGGGGCGCGCAGACGGGCAAGACGCTGACGCTGCTGTGCGTCCAGGGCTTCGCCATCGACATGCGGCCACGGTCGCAGATGATGATGCAGCCGTCGCAGGCCGATGCGCAGACCTGGCTAGAGACGAAATTCAATCCGCTGGTTGATTCTTCGCCGAGCATCGCGCGCCGCATTTCGAAGGCGCGCGGTCGCGAGGGCGTCAACAACCAGCGCATGAAGTCGTATCCCGGCGGCTTCCTAATGATGGCCTGGTCGGGTAGCCCCAAGACCATGCGCGGACGATCCGCGCCGCTGATCGGCTGCGACGAAGTCGACGGCTACGCCAAGACCCCCGAAGGTCATCCCGTGGGCCTGTTGTGGCAGCGATCCGCCACGTTCGGCGACGAACGCCTGCTGATCGAGATTTCGACACCGACCATCAAGGGCGCGAGCTACATCGAAGAATCGTTCGAAGCGGGCGACCAGCGCCGTTTCTACGTGCGCTGCCCGCATTGTCGCTTGGCGCAGGTGTTGCGCTGGGCAAACGTGACCTGGATCGGCCGACAGTCGACCAGTGTCGCGACGGCCACCGATGACGCGAAGGATTACGAAGCCCACAAGCCGGAGTCGGCCGGCTATGCGTGCGAGGGATGCGGCGAAATCTGGAACGACGGCGAGCGTTACGCGGCAATCCGCAATGCCGAAGCGGACGGCGCCGGATGGCGTGCTGCGAAACCGTTCACCGGCCACGCGTCCTATCACGCGTGGGAAGCCTATTCGCTGTTCCGCAAGCTGGGCGACATCGTCCGCGACTACCTGGACAAGCTGAAAACGGACGATCTTCAAACGTTCGTAAACGTGTCGCTATCGGAAACCTACGAAGTCGCAGGCGACAAGGCCGATCCCGACGCACTGAAGGCGCGCGCGTACCAGTTCGCGGCACGCGTGCCGATGGGCGGCGTGTATTTGACGGCCGGCATCGACATGCAGCAGGACCGCCTAGAGGTCGAAATCGTCGCCTGGGGTGAGGGCGAGGAATCGTGGAGCGTTGAATACCGCGTCCTGTGGGGCGACCCGCTGGCCGGGGAAGTGTGGGAAGACCTGGACGCGCTGCTGGCAGAAACCTACATGCACGAAACCGGCGCGCCGATGCAGATCATGGCCGCGTGCCTGGATACCGGCGGCACGTCCGGTTATACGCAGTGCGCCTATGAATATCTGAAGGGCAAGACAGGCCGTCGCCTGTTCGGCGTGAAGGGCGTGGCGCCGAGCTTCGGAAAACCGATCGTCGAGAAGATGCAGCGCAAGCAGTCGGGCAAGAAAGCCCGCAAGGTCGACTTGTTCCTGGTCGCCGTCGACGAAGCGAAACAGGTCGTGATGCGCCGACTTGCGATCGAATCCCCCGGCCCTGGTTATTGCCACATCCCCGCCGATCGCGGCGAGGACGGCGGCGGTCATGACCTGGCGGAATGGTGCAAGCAGATCACCGCCGAAAAACTGGTCATTCGCTACGTGAAGGGCCAGCCGGTGCGCGAGTGGCACAAGCACGACAAGGCGCGAAATGAAGCCCTGGACTGCCGCGTCTACGCGTTGGCCGCGCTGAAGATCATGCAGCCGTCTATCCGTCGCATCAAAGAGAAGTTACTTGCACATCCGCGTGCGCAGGCAATGCTTGCGGCGAAGCCGAAGACCCTTCCGCCGCCCGCGCCCGCGCGCGTGCAGGAAGATCCCGTCGAACAGCCGCAAACGCCTGTGCAGACGGACATCCCTGCAATGGGAAGCAAGAAGACCCGTCCCGAAACTAGCCGCGTACACCGTTCGCCCGCAGCCCGTCGGGTGGGGTGGGCTACCGGCTGGAAATAGTGACCGAAATCGTCCCCAAAACCATCGCCGCAGGCATCAATTTCAGCGCAAACGCATGGCGCCCCGAGTTTAGCGGGGCTGATTGGTCGCTGACATTGCTGCTGCGCGGCCCTTCCGTGATTGACCTGCAAGCCACGCGCGACGGCGCGCGCCACGTTTGGGACGTTCCCGCGACCGACACGTCGACCTGGAAGCCCGGCGACTACGTGTTCGAAGTGCGCGCCACGAACGGCGCCGACGTCGTGATCGTCTCCGAAGGCCGCGTCCGTGTGCGCCCTGACCTGGCGAAAGCCGGCGAAGGCTACGACGGTCGTTCCGAAGCGCGCAAAGCGCTGGATGCGATCGAAGCTGTCATCGCCAAGCGCGCGACGCTCGACCAGGAACGCTATCGCATCAACAACCGCGAGCTGTATCGCACGCCCGTCGAACAACTGCTGCGCCTGCGCTCGCATTACGTCGAGCTGGTCCGCCGCGAGGACGCGAAAGCGAACGGCGGGAAGCTGTTCGGACGGCAGGTCAAGTTCGTGATGGGGCTGCGCTGATGGGGCTGTTCGATTCCTTCCGTCAGCGCCAGGTCGTGAACCTGGACAGTCCCGGCGCCGTTGCGCGTAGAAACGCCATCGCGACGGCTGTCGAGGTAGCGCGCAAGCCAATTCAGCCGACGTCGTCGCGCAATTCACTTCATCGCGTCGGCGCAACCGCTGCGCGCATGATGTTCGCTTCCGCCGACGTCGGCCGCCTCACCGGCGACTGGCCGACGAACCCCGTTCCGGCTGATTGGGTCATTTCCCGATACCAGCGAACCCTTGTCGCCCGCTCGCGCGAGCAGG